CTCAGGCGTAGTTGCTCTCGTGCGTGATGCCCCGATCGCATGAAGAAACGTTGGATAGATCAGTTCACCCTCCAGATCCCTGAAGGTGGCAGCGAGGGTGGCGCGGGTGCCGGCGGTGCGGGTGCCGGCGGTGCGGGCGGTGCCGGGGCTGGGGATAGCCAAGGGCTAGCCGATGCGGGCGCGGGCGCGGGCGATGGCGAAGGGGACGACCTTTCCCGCGTCAAACATGCCTTACAGCGTGAGCGCGAAGTCAACCGCGAGAACTTGCGCCGCATGGGTGCCCTGGAAGCGCAGTTAAGGGAGCTGAGCAATACCAACCCTGAGGCAGTGCGGGCGGCTGAGGCCAGGGCCAAGGAGGAACAGGCGCGGCGGGAGCTGATCGAGCAGCAGGCCCAGATCCAGCAACAGCAGATTGAGGAGAAGTACAGCACCCAGCTAGTGGGTCTGCGCAGTGAACTCGACGCTGAACGCACGGCCCGCCAACGGGAACTTGTCAGGCAGCAGGCCGAGAAGGCCTTCATCGGCGCCAAAGGTTCCACCGTGGTTTCAGAGATTGACCGCAGCACCCCCTTTGATTCGGTCTGGGGCCGCTTCGGGGATCACTTCAAGCTGGAAAATGGATCCTTAGTGGTGGTTGACGCCAACGGCAGCCCCGAAATCGACCCGGAAACTGGCAAGCGGTTTGAGCCCGTCAAATGGCTGGGTCGGCTCCAGTCTGATCCCGTCTGGGGGCGCAACGTCGAGCCCGCCATGGGTAGCGGTGGCGGGCACGCACCGGGCGCGATGGCCGTGTTGTCAACGGCAAGGACTTGATGTCCATGTCAGTTGGAGCGGCAATTGCGGAGGTTTTTTAGTTAATCCCCGCTGACGGCTTAGGGGCTAGGGAAACATCAAGCAACAGGGATCGACTGATGGCGTGATGCTTGAGGCGGTCCCAACTCAAACAGCTCGGCGTGATGCCCTGCAACGTCTTCCCGGCGTGATGCCACCCCCTTTGACCTTCACCTGAACTCCCCAAAATGGGACTAACACTTCTGGAGGCCGCCAAAGTTGACACCAATCAACAACGGGTGGCCGTTATTCGCGCCCTTGCTGAATCCGAGGTAATCCGCCTTGTTCCATTTCTCAATGTCCAAGGTGGCATTGACTACCTGACCGAAGCCGAGCTGCCTGGTGTTGGGTTTCGTGCTATCAACGAAACCTTTGATGCTACCTATGGCGTGCTCAATCCTGAGTACGAACGCCTCAAGCCGTTTGGCGGCGACATTGATGTGGATATACACCTCATCAAAAACAATGGTCCCCAGGTAAGGGCTCAGCAAATCGAAGCGAAGCTGCGATCCATGCGGCTAACGCTTGAGGATTACATGTTCAACGGCGATGAAGCGGTTGATCCGCGCAGCTTTGATGGCCTCAGGAAGCGGATTGGGACCGACAGCTCTCAAGCCTTTAATGCCAATGGTGCGTTTTCGCTTGGGTTGCTGGATGAACTGATTGACGCCGTCGATGGCGACAACAAGGTTGTCCACATGGGCAAGGCGATGCGTCGGCGCCTCACCGCTGCTAGTCGTAATTCCACTATCGGTGGATTCCTGACTACTACGCGAGATGAGTTTGGCAAGCTGGTCACCACCTACGGAGACACTCGCATTGTCGTCACTGACACCAATGCCCAAAACGTAACCATCCAAGGTTTTACCGAGGCTGGTAACACCACCAGTGTTTATTGCGTCGCCTACGGCGATCAACAAGTTACGGGCATCCAAGGCCCTGATTCGGCTGGTGGATACGGTGTTGACGTAAAGGCATTCGGCGAAGTTTCCGATGCCCCAGTGGATCGCACCCGGATCGAATGGTCTGTAGGTCTTGCGATCATGAATGGTCGCAGTGCTGCTCGTGTTTACGGCATCACCAATGCCGCAATGACCGCCTGATCATTGCCCTATTCATCCATCCATTCCCTGACTCCCTGAGGTATTGATTCATGGCACGCGCAACTGGACTGGCCCCCCGAAGGGGCTATCTACTGGATGCAATGACCGTATTGGTCGGCAACGTGCTGGCCGGAGCCCGTGGCCGCCCTGCCGAAACCCGCACCGGCGCTGCTCGACTGCTCACCACCAACCTGGCAGCCCAGAATACCTGGAAGCTGGTGGCCTACGGCCAATCCAGCAACTCCGCTGGGGGCTACATTCTGCAGGCTGCTCACGTTGCCGAAGGCGCAGCCCTGAGCGCTGCATCTGCCTACGCCAACATCGGCGTGATCACGATTGGGACCGGGCAATCCAACCCCAACGAGGTCGTTGTCGGCGGCAAGCAGATCCGTGATGCTGTAAGGGTCGCCGGTTCGGTGACTGGTGACGTTCGGGTGGCTGCGGTCCGGGTGCGCCCTGGTACCGGCAACCTGGCGATCAGCAACGTGGCGCTGACTTCCAACGTGGTCACGATCACGTTATCGGCTGCGCATACCATGCTGGTTGGTGAGGTCGTCACCGTGGGTTGCTCCAATCCGCTGGTGAATGGCACCTTCGCTATCACAGGCGTGGGCGCGAGCACCTTCACCTACTCATTGGTGGCCAGCAACATCACCAGCGCATCGGCGACCGGCACTGTTACCAACGGCGCCGCTGCGCCGGTTGGGACCAACACGGTGGCCCTAGTTCCCGCTGAGTAACCCGCTAGGCGACTTGTGATCACTTAGGGCCCTACGGGGCCCTTTCTGCTATCTATCCCCATGAATTTCCCCATTGGCTACGGCCACGACGTAAAGCCACAACAACCAGCACTCGAGCCCCAAGCCCAGGAGCCCGCTGCCGAACCATTGACGGCATCCCAGTCGGGGCTGATCAACTCCGCCAAGCGCAAGCGAGCACGGGTGGCTGGCGGGCGGTTTGCCGCTGACGATCCGGCCACGGCGGCAGATGAGGCCTGGGTGGAAAGCTAAGGCAGCGACATTGCCGCTGAACAAAGGAGATTCCCATGGCTTTTCAGTTTTCGGTAGCGGCGCGTAACGCTGCGCTGGACGCAATCGAAGCGGCAGCAGGTACGGCCCCGACCCTGACGATTCGCACGGGATCTGTGCCAGCCAACTGTGCAGCGGCAAGGGCTGGTACGGTGCTGGCAACACTTGTCCTCCCGTCCGACTGGCTGACGGCTGCGTCAGGCGGGTCAAAGGCTCTATCTGGTACGTGGCAAGACGTAGCAGCGGACGCAGCCGGTACGGCGGCGCACTTCAGTGTTGATCAGGGCGCCACCTGTCATATCCAAGGGACCGTAACTGCTACTGGCGGTGGCGGTGATATGACGATAGACAACACATCGATTGCTGTAGGCCAACAAGTCACCATCACAGCATTCAACATGACCGCTGGCGGTGCCTAGAGATGACAACGCTGATTGAACGCCTTCAACAATCAGACATGACCGGGCTGGACGCTGCGCAGGTGGTGGTGGCCTTGAATGCCCCGGATCCGTCCCTGCCTGCTGTTCGGGTGCCGTTCTCCTGTCCAGAGATTGCGATTCCGGCGGCGCTATCCGGCGAGCTTGCCACGCTGCGAATCGTGGCGGCGCGAGGGGAGATACCGGCGGATCTGGCGCCAGGCGGCACGGCGATCAGGCTATCGACTCAAGCGATTGCCGTCATATTAACCATGTTGGACGCTGTAGATCGTAGTCAGACAGTTTCTCCAGAGATGGACGCCGGCCAGGTTGCAGCAATGTTCGATAGCGTCGAGGCGATGGGGCTGTTGTCGCCAGCAACAAAAACTGCCATCCTCTCCCAGACCTTCCGGTCTCCATCATGGGCAGAGGCAAACGGGGTGACGGTAACGACGGAAACCGTCGGCCTGGCGCGGGCCGTTTTGCGGTCCGTCACCCTGCTGGGGTGGGTTTACGCTGGTTCCGCACCGGAAGGTGGCGTGATGGAGCAGGCTCGCCTACAACTGCCAAACGGTACGCAAGTTGCCCCGATATTTAGGTTACCGATGACCGAGAATGAAACGCTTCGTACTGCCGCACTAAATCAATGGCTCAATAATAATGCCGACCTACTTTATTGATCCGGTCGGGGGAAATGATGCCAATGATGGCCTTTCATTTGCGGGTCGATGGCGGACCATCAATGGCGGGCCAACAGCGGCACGGATGGCGCCGGGCGATGAACTGCGTTTCATTGAATCGCCAGCTCCGACCCTGATCGGCAACTGCACCTGGACCACCGGGGCAAGCGCGCGGTCGATCACGGTCCCGGCTGGCACGGTCAGATTGATCGACTCGCTGGCCGTAAACACGGGCTGGGTCGCGGCCGCAAATGTCACGCAAAATGCAGCGTCCAGCACCCGGATCATCGGATCGGCGGCAGTCAATTTTACGGTTGGCGCAGCATTTACCACGGGCAAGTTAGCGTACAAGCCGCTGACGATGGATCTCAGC